AAGGGAAAGATAAACAGCCTTCAACCATATGTGCTTCGCCTGTAGCTTTAGTAATTTTTGGATTAAAAAATGCTACATATTCATCACCAGCACCCATAACAAAAACTCTATATGCAAAACCACATTGATTAGCTGATAAACCAATACCGTGATTTGCTTTACAAGTTTCCACTAATGTTGAAGCAAACTTATTTGGATCAACTGGAGGATTCGTAAAATCAAACTCTGGTAATACTTGTGAAAGTATTGGATGCGTTTCAGGAACTAATTGAAACGTCTCTGGCGGAGGTTTTGGTGCCTCTATTGGTTTTACCAAATCTTCCGTATTAAACTTAATTATTTCATCACTCATTTTGCCACCTGACTAAAATTATTAACTTTTTCAAATTTAACAACAGACCTAAACTTATCAAACAATTGGTCACCCTTATGAGAGATAACAAATACATTTGTGTCTGTTCCCATTTCATGTATTAGCTTCAGAAATTCTTCTGTGCCAATACCATCTAAAGAAGAATCAAACACTTCATCTAGTATGAGTAGATTAGTATTTGTAGAGTTCTTTAGTTTAGCAATCTGACGCCATGTAAACAATAGCGCCAAATCAATTCTCATCTTTTCACCTTCTGAAAAATTAGAATAACTAAATTCATCACGGTGTCGAGATTTAATTGTTTCTTCAAAATTCTCATTGATATTGAAGTTTACAAAGAAGTCCATTGCAGCCAAATATTTGTTAATCAATTTATTCATGATAGGTAAATATTGGCGAATAATCTTTGTTTTAATACCAGAATCTTTTAATAATGCCGAAGCAAATTCAAGATATTGTTTTTCAACAGACAGCTCTTCTTGTTTCTTAATTAATTCAGCAAGAGATTCTTTTAATTCTTTTAACTTGGTATTTTCTTCTTCAAGATTATCTTTACGAGAATTTAAATCACTTATTTCTGTTTGTAATTTACTAATATATGTTTGAACAGCAGATATTGTAGAGTTGTGTTTAACAATCTCATTATTGTGTTCTTGAATATGTTTAATTATTCCTTGGATTTCAATAATTCTTCTATTAGCTGATTCAATTTGGGATGCGAGTCCTTGGAGTCCTGTTGTGATTTCACCAAGTTTTGTCCGTCTAGTATCAACTTGGTTTGTTCTAAAAGACTCCTCGATATTCTGTTTACAGGTGGGGCAGTTGTCGTTTTCTTCATAGAATGTTATATCCTTTTCAATTTTCTTAACATTAGATTCTAGTTTAGCTTCTAATTGAAGAAGTTTTCTAGATTTATTTTCAATGCTAAGTTTGTCATTAATTTTACTTTGTAGTGAATCAATATGCTTTTGAATCAAAGCAATATCATTAAATAATTGTTCAACTTGTTGCTCTGATGTTTCTATTTCCTTTTGCTTCTTTTCTATTTCAGAATCATTTTGTTTTCTATGTTCTTCAATATTATGTTTTTGGAGATTAATCTTTTCAGATGTCAAGTCCATATCATATTTGTTTTTAGTGTAGCCATCTTTAATAGCTGACATCTTTTCTTTAACAACAGAATTCATTGTTGAGAAAATTTGAATATCAAGTAAGTCTTCAATAATTGCTCGTCTATCACCAGGTGATAATTGCATAAACGGAACAAATGAAGCAGAACCTAATATAACCACTTGTGTAAATGATTTATAATTAAGTTTGAGTATTTGCTTTTCTAATTGTTCTTGGTAATCAACAGATTTGGCATCTTGGTCAACTAATTTCCCGTTGAGATAGATTTCAAATGTGTTTGGCTTAATACCTCGAATAACTTTATATTGTTTCTGGCCAATAGAAAATTCAACTTCAACAACACCTTCTGCTTGATTAATAGAATTAAGCAAAGACGGCTTACTAATTTTACGAAATGGTTTACCAAATAAACCAAAACACAATGCATCAAGTATGGTTGATTTACCTGCACCATTACGACCAATGATAAGTGTGTTAGTTGATTTTACTAAACTGATTTCAGTAAAAGCATTACCTGTGGAAAGAATATTTTTCCACCGAAGTTTTTGAAATATAATCATTCGTTCTCTAAATTGATTGCTTCAACATAAAGCTGACGCATCACAGTTTTAAGTTTATTGTTGTCAATATTATCTTCTTTAATGCCATCCACAAATTTTTCAATAATTGTCATTGTGTCTTCAGCCTGGTCCACCATATCATTTTCCACGCCTTCTGTCAAGTCTGTAAAATCTTCAGCTATGGTAACATCAGCAGGATTAACGGCATATAGATTCGACATAAACTTATCGAATAGATATGGATTAGTCTTATTGATAACAACCACTTTAACATATGTGTTAGCATACTTACTTAAATCCATACCATTAATTTCTGTGATTGAATTCTCTTTATCATTATATGGTAATTTATGGAACATTGTATTTGGATTAGGAATAAATTCGAGTTCTAATGTTTTCGTGTCAAATAAATGGAAACCACGAGTGTCATCATAGTCACCCCATGTTAATTCGTATGGATTACCAAGATAGTAAATATTATCTTGATGATGCCTGTGATGATAATGACCAGAGAATACCATATCAAATCGTTTGAATATATTTCTATCTAAACCTTCTTGACTTGGAAAACCTCGTTGCATAGCAAATCCAGCAATCTCAAAATGTCCCATACAAACAATAGCATCAGATTCTTGAATATGTTGCATAGCTTGAGCATAATTATCTGGTGCTATCCATGGTATCATGCAGATTGCAGTTTCATCAAGATATATGTCAGTTGGTGTATCAAGAATTTCAATGTTGTTATATTCTGCTAATAATAAATCGACAGAATTTACATCATTAGTGTTCTTAAAATATGTATCGTGATTACCAGCAATCATATGAATTTTGATACCTTCAGATTCAAGAATATCAAAAAACATTTCTTTTGTTCGTTTGAGTGTATGGAAGTTTACATACTTTCGTCTATCAAAAGTATCTCCAAGGATAAGGACCGTTTTGATGCCTTCAGCTTTTAATTTTGGAAAAAATGTATCACGATAAAACTTTTCGTAAAAATCCAAAAACTGAGGCGAATCGTTCCTAGCACCAAAGTGCTGGTCTGTAATAATTGCTACTTTCATTTATTTAATTTCTCAAGTCTGCTTAATTCAGCTTCATAAGCTCTTTTTCTCAATGCTGTGCTACTATATGGATGCTCTCTTAAATGATAGTATAATTCTATACCGTTATCGAGGCACCATTGCTTTCCTGTAAAATCTTTATTTTTGTATTCGTCACCTAAAAATCTAATATCAATTTTTTGTGTTTGGATAAGATTAAGTAGGTCTTGTTCAGTTGAATATACCAATACCTCATCAACGTATCTGCAAGATGATACTTGAACAAATCTTTCATAAATTGATTGTATTGGTTTATTTTTTGTTTCTGGCCTATCAATGGTAGGATCTGTTTGTATTGCTACAATAAGATAGTCACAATGGTGTTTTTCCATTTTCAACATAGTGACGTGACCTGCATGAAACAAGTCAAAGGTACTACAATTAAAACCAATTTTCATAAAAACTCCAATTCAATTTATTACATTATATCATTATTATACAAATAGTTCAAGCGCTCATTGTTCATTTCTGCCATAACCCTTTCTGTTAATCTCAAAACTCGTTGCTTATATTGAAATCCAAGTAGTCCTGACTTCTCGCCTTTATCGTATGGCGCATTTCTACCTTGACTTGTATATTGTTCAACTGTCAAATCAATAATCTTACCGTTTAAATCTACAACCCACCAATGATAAATTCCTTCATCATCTAGTCCTCGATACATCTTTACAGCAGATGAACCAAAAACTTTATACAAACAACCAGCCGCATTATGACAATGACCAAACATAGGATTAGATATGTTTCGTGCTTGCCATTTCTTTGGTATCAGGTCAATCGTTAAATTCTTTTTGATTATCTCTGATATCTTAGCTAGATTTTCTTCGTTATACGGTATCTGGTTCAACATCATCTAAAAACTTTTCAATGCCTTTTGGTTTCTTTAATTCTTTTTTCTTGCGTTTACTTTCTTCAAAGTTCTCGATGAATTCGGTTAGATTATCATACATCTCAAATTGTCTTGTGGTGCCGTCTTCAAGTTCCATTAATTCAAATTCATCCAATATGCCAAATTGCTCTGTAGCTTTATACTTAACATATTGTTGTTTTTTTTCTTTTTGTATTCTTCGCAAAAAAGCGTAGTATATAATTTGCGTAAAATAAGCAAATGGATTTTTAGATTTATCAGGATCAAAGTTTTCAAAATACATTAAACAGTTTTCAATGCCATCAGAAATCATTTCATCTCTATATGTGTAGTTAATGAAATTAACTTTATGTGACAGACCTTCAGCAATCTTCATAAAACATTCGCCAATGTAGTTTGGAATAGCTGGAGGTTTAGTTCCTTTTTCTTGTGCATCTCTACAGCCTTCTTTATACTTAATTAGAGCTGCAAGGAAGTCAGCATTATTTACATATTGTTTCTTCTTTTTAGGAGTGTCGGTCATTTTTTATCCATTCTATTGTATTTTTTAATCCTTCTTCAAAAGTATATAAGGGTTTATAATTAAGTTTTTTTTCAATCTTAGCATAATCTATAGCATATCGTTTATCGTGACCTA